GATGATAGCTCCATCAAGCTCACTGAACTCACAACCCTTAATCAGGACATGATGCATTCCACCATAATCCTCTATGCCCATCCCGGCATGAGAACCGTGGGCCACACCTCCTATGAATTTGCACCCCCTGATGATTGCGTGGGATGCATCTGGATAAGTTGCGCTTTCCTCCCTCCGCAGACGGATTGCAGAATAAGTGTCTTGCGGAACGAACAGAATATTGTGGACTTCCCACCCTTGTTCGCGAAGAGTAAGAAGTGGAGCATCACCCGCAGTCACGGCTTCACGCCAGCGAACACCATTATCGTGTCTTGTTCTTCCCCCAGCTGCCCCAATGATTCTGACACCAGTTACTCCAAGGGGAGCTGTGACGTGTTCTCGTACATCGCCCAGAATGGCTATGATTCCGTTGTCGTCAATCTTGGTCATCGCCTTTGTCATGGTCTTCAGAGCATTAGACCAAGATAATCCTGAGTTGACATCAGAGCCATTGACTGTATCCAGGTATAGAGTGGTTCCCTTCTCACTGATGCCATAACCCTCCAGATTCTCCGCTGCCAGATTGTCGAAGTAATGTCTTCCTCTCCATCTAATAGTCATTTGAGATTTCTCCTTTTAGAGATTTTCGACTGGCAGACTGGCTAAGGTCTACCAGTCGAATTTCTCAATTTTATTTTAGGTTACCGCGGCACTGAAGAAGTAGCCGAGGTCAGTGCCAGTTATCTTGTGGTCGAATGCGTGCTTGCCTTTCAGCAAGTCGCGGTCTCTCCAGTCCTGCCTGGTGCTGGAGATGGCTACCGTGTAGCCGCTTCCGTCGATATTCCAGGTGAAAGTATAGCCAGCAGCTGCGACCCTCAGTCCGGGCCTCGGAGGAACATGAAGCAGAAGACCGTTCTTCCCCCAGATGTAACCGCGGGTTGCAGAGGCTGCACCCTCCATGCTGGATTCGTAGACCGCTTCACCCACAATCAGGGTGTCGACCTTAAGCGCTCTGCGGACCTGCTCGACATCCAGAATACCTTCGCCGGTATACTTGAACTTCTCAAGGAGCAGAGGATGCTCAGTCAGAATGTCAAAGACCTCCTGACCGATGAGCAGGGTATTAGCTCTCTTCCCGGTTGACTTCTGGATGGTTTGCTTCCCGGTATTGATGTCCTTGATGGGGTCTGAATTGTCGTAGTCAGACCAGACCACAAAGCCTGTGCCTCCTACGACGTCGGTCTCCCATTTGCCGGTTGTGAAGATGTCGGAAGCCAGCTTGATTTCCCGGTTTAGAGCGAACTGTTGGGCCAACCACTCAGAGCCAGTTATCTCCAGCTCGATGGCAGCGTCCTGGTTCTTGACATCCTCGTCAGGGATGCCATAGCCCAGGTGATACAGGTCACAGTAGTATTCATCGTTGGAGACCTGCATCCGGCCTTCCGGATATTCGTCACCGGGGGCCCGTCTCTCGACGGCGTTCCTCATCCAGAAGCCTTTGGTCCAGATGAAGTATTTGTCTGACTGCTTCTCCACCGTTACCAGTGGAAATATGCGGTCAGCGACGAACTCCTCCTGCTTATAGGCGATAGCGATGTCGCTCAGAGGTCCGTCAATGTGAAAGTTTTCTTTGGTTGGACTCGGCATTTCAATTGCCTCCTTTTAGTATTTTGCTGACCTGGCTAGCAGTCGCCTCTTGCGTTGGCCGGCCATATCAGAGCTTCCCCGATTTCACCGGAGTCGCCACCGATGGTGCACATGCCAGCACAGTAAGCTGTGGTGTCGGTTCCTGCCTCCCAGTTCATCGCATGGCCACTGGAATCGAACCGTATCTGAGCGCCAGCCGCCACAGTCTCTCCGAAGACTACAGGCGTTCGACCCATGACGCAGACCAGTGCCTCTTCTCCGGAGCCCGGAGTATTCAGGAGGACGCCAACGGGTTTGTCCGTATCGGCGTCCATAACGTCGACCTGTCTGTCGCCGGAAAGCTCCATGCCATGATACTGGTAGTCAGCCAGAGCATTCTCAGCTACGAAGGTCTCAGTCCAGACTGCTTTCTCGTTTGCTTGGGACATATCAGTCCTCCTTTATAGATTTTTGTGACGAGCTATTTCTCGCCTTTGGATTCGAACCTGAGGGCAGGATTGGCCTTCATGACTGCCTTGTGAGCATCAGCTCTTGAGACAGTGGGATTGGCCTTCATGTACTCGGAGAGCTTCGACTCGTAGTCGGCAGTCCGGGCACCTGGCACTGAAGTACCCAGGGCCTTCGTGGCGGCTGCGCCCATGCGGTTGAGTTCCTGATAGGTCTTCAGCATGGAATCGGCTTTCTCCTTGCTCTGGTGTTCCTCGATGTCGGCTAACTCCACAGCGATATCCTCGACCTTCTTGCCGGGAATCGCAGTGAACAGGCGCGTCTGTTCGAGATAGCCGTGAACACGGTCTTTGTGTTCCAGGTTGGCAATCCTCTCATCCCTCTTCTGGAGTTCAGAGGTCACCTTCTGGAATTGGGCCTCACTGGCGGGTCCGGCCTTCATGGCTTCGATGGCAGCGAGGATGTCCTCGATTGTTGACCCTTCACCCAGACCGAGTGCCTGAGCTATAGCCATCAATCCAGCCATCATTTCGCCCTGCGCTCCTTCAGGCGGAGCAGCCGGGTTCTCTTCCTGGAACTTGGATTTCATTTCCTTGATTGACTTTGGCATTTCAGCCTCCTTTTTAGAATTTGGTTCTACCTGGTTGGTGGTATCTGATTGATGCTCACGTTTGCGACCGGTAATCTGACCGAATAGCGTCCGGAGCTGGGACATCAACGCTCTGAATACCGGGGCACCGCGCATGCCCTTAATCGTCTCCGACAGCTTCTCCTGGATGGTATTGAACTCCTGCTCCAGATAGTCACCGTCCTTGGCGAACGTGAGCACGTGAGCCTTCTCCCGTTTCCCACCGAAAACGAGGGCTCTGTCCAGCGTTGCTTCATCCACAGCGGGTTCCTCAGCACCCAGTAGCGCAACTGCCGTTATGGCTGAGGCAAATCCACCAACCCCATCCTCAATCTCAACGGAGACCGTCGAGTAGAGGCCCGCTTCAATCAGGTTGGCAATGGGCTCCGGAACTCGCTCGAATGAGGCTACCAGAAGGTTGCCCCTGCGCTCAAGCGTAGCCATCCGACCAATGGAGACCTGACCCTTGCCATGGTCTCCAGTTACCAGTTCAACAGGTATATCCAGCTTCTCCGCAATCTTTGTGTTGAAGCTGTCTGGAGTATGCCCGGCCTTCAGAACAACGTTGCCTGGGACTCCAGAGTTGAAAGCTTTGACCAGACCATCGACATCTTCTTCAGTCCAGTCTCTCTCAACTCCAGCGCTGTCAGTCCAGGTGCCTACGGCGAAGACTCGAACTCCAGCGACCGACTTAAATGTGGGTGTCTGATATTGCTTCACCCAGCCGATGCGAGAGTAGGTCCATCCTGCTTTCTCCAGTGTTTTTAGTGCATTCTCATGAGCCTCCTTTTCTGCTTCTTCCACTTTCTTTGTGGAACCTGTCATGGATGTTGCGTAGGCCTCTCTGTATAGAGACCAAGCCTCTTCTGGCATACTGTCCACGTGAGCACCGGGCCACTGTCCGGTTATCTGGTGCTCGAGCCATGCACAGAAGCCCTTAGGCGAAGTCTTATCAGAGTTCTTCGCTACGCAGTCTTCAAAACTATTGTAAGGACCGAATGGCATTTCCCTAACCTCCTTCGTTAGACTTCTTCCTGAAATAATACTGGACTAACAGAGTCCAGGTGACTATCGTGGCCCCGACTACGGATTCTGGAAGAGTTACGATACCTTGTCCGGTCATTATCCAGAGAGCCACAGTGAGAATGATAAGAACCAGGCAGAGAGTATCGTTGAAGTTCTGTGGAGCCATCTTCTTCAGAATCTCAATCATCATATACTCCTCTCCGCCACTGTCCCTCCCGGAATACTTCCAGATGGCAGCGACAGTTACCTCGACAGGTTACTTGACCTGCTGGCACAGTGGGCAGTGAGTCCCAGTTCTTGTATTCTCCTGCCAATTCTGGGCATCCGTAGAATCCAGGACTGTGCTGGCAGTGTTGGGCATGAGAGTCAAGAACCCAGCGAACCTTCTCTGGCTTCAGACCTTGCTTTGCTCTTTCCCTTTCCTTCTGTCTGCCAAGAGTCTTTTGTGTATCGAATATCATGACCCAGAATCCACCGGAATACTGCGGAGGCATCGAGCGAGTAGTATTGAAGGCAGCTTTGAGAGCAGCAGGATTTGTGGCTATGCCTCTGGCTAGGTCCGCAGTCAGTTTGGCAGACATGGCCGGAATCAAAGCGGCCGCAATCATATTGTTGCCCTCCTGCTTGCGGGATTCTGCTAGGCTCTGAAGCTCTGGGATGTCCGACCTGGTCCCTCCAGACAGATTCTTGGCTATATCTATCCCTCGGTCGTATACCTCCTTTAATTTCAGCTCTAGCTCCCTTAGAGCCCTATCCAGATATTGGGATTGCTCCTGGATGGTTCCACCCGAACGAGCAATCTCAACGAGCTTCTTTCTGGTCTTTGTGCTCCACTCGTCATAAGTTCGAGTCAGCCTTCTCTGCTGTCGATTCGTCGCCTGCTCCCAGTTACCTGGAAGTAGACGTTGTTTCATTCCGCCTGGTAGCTTATCCACAGTAAGCTCTCCTATATTCCTCTAGGTCTATCAGAGACCAATGTTTCCCAATTCGAATGAGAACATACTGGTCACCAATCTTCCAGAGATGAACTTTAACGGTTGCGAGCTCCATTTGCTATTGCTCCTTTTATATCGAATATGCCAGGAGTGGGAGGCATCTCTGCATCCCGAGGCTGACCACGTTCCTCATCTGGAAGCTCGGGCCAGCTTATCAGTTCTCTCAGGTGGTCCTCATCAATGTCAGTCGGAGTGAATATCTTCGCACCGGCTGCCTGATTCAAGGTAGCCATCAGAGAACCTATATCAACTTTGCCCGGGGGCATCCAGACTATTTGAGGATACTCAGTCATGCCCTCAAAGTAGTTGAATGAGAACAGATAGGGAACAAGCTGCTGGTTCCAAGCCTGCACAACTGACTCCTGAATAGCGCCAATAGCAAGATTGAAGAAGTCTTGGCTTCCCCGGACAAGAGCCTGTGTCCCTACCTGCTCCATCCCCAGCATAAGGAACTGGGCGAACATCCTCATCAGGATTTCCTTCTTCTTCCGCTCGATGACTGCACCGATATCGTACATCTTCGAGCTGGAGCCGTAGGGGTTTATCTTCACACCAGGAGGAGTAATGAGATACTCATTCTCATCTCGCCTCATGCCCTTCAGGGCTTCTTCCAGGTCATCCTCGTCCTGGTCTGAGATGTTGCCTTCTGGCAGTTCTGCCACAGGCATACCACCAACATCTCTCTCGATGCCGATGCCTTCAAATATCTCGAAGTCCTTGAGCATTCTGTAGGGCCAATGAAGAGACATGAGGATAGAGTGTCCCTCAGGATTGCCCTTGCGACCTCGAAAGGTGGTATGAACACATTTGCTGAGAGGTATCTGGATGAGCTCGTTGGTGTTGGGGTCTCTCTGGACCATCTCGGTCACCTCGTCTCTGACGTCGAGGTCGAAGGTCCAGCGCTCCAAAGTGTCCTGACCTCTTGGGTCTATGTTGCGAGGCCAAAAGCGACCATCCTCTCTCTTCTCCAGTACAATCTCACTGACTGACCAGCCAAACTCAATGCAGGACAGCATGTCCTCTGCGTGAGAGGCCCAGGTCTGTCTGTGCATCCTCTGCATGGCCGTGTGCAGCCATTCCGCAGCGGCTAGGTCACCAGGAGTTTTCGCCACAGCTGGCTCAGTTGCGAACGGTGCCTTGAGCAGAGGCAGTTTGACAGCATCCAGCATCGTAGCGATAACGTAATAGTCTCGCATCTCCAGATATTGCTTGACTGCGCGAGACCAGGTCCTAAATTCTTGCTTCCACTCGTCATAGATGATACCAGTCCTGTGCTTCAGACCACGAACGCCAATGCCCGCCTTGCTGTCCGCCTTCTGGTATCTGGTATGTCCCTTCTCACGAGATGGCTCGGGTGTAGCGACTGCTGTCTGCGCTTCTGCCTGAGCTTTACGTGCGAAGAAGTGATTGCGACTTTGTCTCTTCTTATTCATTAGCTCCTCCAGCTCGACTTCTTCTTGCCTACCCTGACGCTGCCTGAACCCAGTGCGTATTTGCCGAGCATGAGGTCAGTCAGACACCAGACAAGGGCGTCCAGTCTGTCCGGGCTCTTCTCGCCGGGTACCCATTCACAGAGCTGGTCTTCCAGTTCCGGAAAGTATCCAACGTGGTGAACTCTGCCTTGCTCATACAGTGCTGAGACCGGCTCAGCTCTGGAGTATTTGCCTCTGGTGGCATGAAGCTTCTTGACCTGAACATTGGGGTCGATGGTCTTGATGTTCGACTCCACCATGTCACCGCCGTTGTTGACCTCAGCGACGATTCTGTCTCCCTTCAGGCTCGAGTAGGAGGACAGAGCTGCCGTGCCCCACTGCTGAGGACTGCCTCTGAGACTGTGGTCTGCCAGAACATACCCGTGGACCTGCTTGCCAACGTAGCCGATTCCAGCTGTGATGATACCAGTCTCAGCGGAGTTCTCCGTGTTGGATACTGCCGGGTCAATACTGGTAACGATGAGAAACAGGGGCGGATGCTTCGTGACCCTGTGCTTCTCCAGTTCCTCTCTCTTCCACAGGCTGTCCGGATTGTCACCAAGGGTCTCTCCTGCCAGCTCCTGCCTGCCGAGACGAGTCCCTTCATACCTCTCCAGGATGAAATTCAGGAAGTCCGGCGCCAGGTTGTCTCTGTTCTCCAGCGTGTGCGTTCTGGTGAGATGAACTCTGGCGTCCTTCTCCAGCTGCTTAATAATAGGTATGGGTCTAGGTGTAGTCGTGACTACAACTTGAGGCCGGTCCCCAATACGCAGACCAAGCATGAGGTTGTCCCACATCTCGACCGGGTTCTCGAACTTGGCGAGCTCATCCACCCAGGCTTTCATGTGCTGAGGACCTCTGAGCTGGTCCGGCTCGTCGCCTGAATACGTAATTGCCATCACACCGTTGGGCCAGACCAGATGCCGCTTGGTCGGCTCATACACAGGCATGAACCAGGGTGGACTGCACTTCAGGATTGAGCTGTCGCCAGTCTCAACCATCGTGTCTCTGATGTCCGCCTTGGTCCGACCGACCAGAGCAATAGGACTGTAGCCTGCTTTGGCCCACTCGATGACCGACTCAGAGCCTACGCGGGTCTTCCCGCCTCCTCTGCCAGACAGAAGGAGCCAGATATACCAGTCAATGTCAGGCGGCGTCTGATTGGGTCGCCTCCAGAGGCTCCAGTCATATAATATGGAAAGCGCCTCCTCCTCCGACAGGCTGGATACAAGCTCACGGGCCTTAGCAGGCGGAAGCCCGACCAGCATATCCTTGAAGGACTGACGCTCAGCAACTACCATCTGTTATCCCTCCTGACTTTCCCCCAAAGTTCGTGAGGTGAGGGGTAGGATAGAAGCGCCCTCGCGTCATAAAACATGGGGTGGGGGGTTGCGCCGTCCCGGCGTTACTCCTGGTCATCATCGTCCTCGCTCTTGGTCCGTATGTCTGTGGTCTGGAGAAGCCTGGATAGACGCTGAAGGAGAACGTCCCTCGGGTCTATACCTGCAGCAGCCTGGACTGTGGCATTCAGTTCTACAGATTCCTTGGGTCTTCCATCCACCCTATTGAGAACAAGGTCCAGAAGCTTGTGGCTGACCTCTGTCTCGTTCCTCAGCTGCCTGACTATCTTGAGGGCGATGAGCTCCAGTTCTGAGGCTTCCATAATAGAGCCATCTGGTCGACGGAACCTCTTACGCTTTGTGAGCTCAGCTCGCATGATTTCAGCGAAGCACAGTTCCTTTGGAGGTCGACCATGAGGGTTGTTGGAGTGACCAGTCTTGGGACTTGGGATAACGCCTGGCGTCTCTCGCGTTTGAGTGTCGCCGGTGCGCATACTCTTGTTTTTCTCACTCTTTTTACTCATCATTTTGCTCCCTTTTGTATCTGATAACAGTCTATGACAGATAGGACATCAATGTAAATGGGTTAAACCTGGACCACAGGAGCCTTCCATTATATATATTATCCAGAAGAGTGCCTCGTCCGAGTGGCGCCAGACGCCTGTCGCGCGTCGCAGTATTATAAATAATACATGCGACACTCGGCAGTCTGGTGTCCTCGCTCAGCGTCGACGGTGCTCAGCGACA